ACCAGCTCCTGGCGCTGCGCGGAATAATTGCCGTCATACCGGCGCGCGACGCTGCTATACGCGGTGCCAGTCGCGCCGGCGACCCCGCGCACCTGCGCGCCGCGGAAGTTGTCATAGGCCGAATTCGGCCGATTGCTCGAGATCGTCTCGACGGATTCGCCCGGCAACAGATCGTCGATGATCAAGCCGGGCGCGAGCTCGTACTGCCGGCGCCCGTCCTCGACGTTAACCGAGCCCTGGAACCCTTCGGAGCGCGTGATCGCGACGGTAAACGCCGATGCGACCCGCGCGGCGATCAGCTCCGACTCGTCGTAGTCTTTGACGTCCTGCAAGCGGTTCAGCGCGCCGTGCAGCACCGTGACGCCGCGCGTCTGCCCGAGCCGGCGCGAAAACTTCAGGTGCGTGATCGCGCTCGCCGGGACGCGGCGCGTCGTCGAGCGAAAGGTGTTCGTGCCTAAATGCAGATCGCCCGGATGGTGATCGGTCAGGTGATAGGCGACGGCCTCGCCCCACGCGTTGAGCTCGACGCCGTGAATAGTGCGGTTGCCGAGCTCGGCGCGGTCGAACAAGTCGAACGGCAGATGATCGGCCTCCAAGAGCTCCAGCGAATACGGCACGGGCCCGCGGTGCCGAATGGCCGCGGCGCCCTCCACGTGCCGCGTCAGCATTTCGCCGTCGCGAAGCGTCGTGCGGAATACGAGGCGCTGCAAGTCGCCGAAAGGCAGCTCGCGCCTGGCGTCGACCGTCTCGGCGGTCCAAGCGCCCCACAGCTCGCGCACCTGCGCATTGATGCGCAGCGCGAGCCGGCCGCGCGCGTCCTTGATCATCGGCTCGACGCCGATGCCGGTGCCGATCGATTTGTTGGTCAGATCGTCCAGCACCGCGATCGCGATGTCTGAATTTTCGTCCAGGTAGCGCGCGAGCTCGCGCAGGCGCGTGCCGGCGTGCGTCATCACCGCATCGGCTGACCGTTTGTCGCCGCGTTTCGGGTGATACTGATTCGGGCGCGCGGCATCGTAGGCCCGGCGCAGGGTCTGAAGTGCGCGCTTGTCGCGGTATGCCTGAAGCCGCAGCCGTGCGACCTCGGCGGCCTGGCGCGCGCTATCGACGGGATCGCGCCGCGCCATCAGCGGAAACTCGCGAACGCGACGCCAGGCGCCGTGACGCCCTGCTCGCGCGCCTCGAACTGCGTGACCACGCGCCGCCAGTAAGCGACTTCCTGGCGAAGCTCGGCCAGGCTCGCGCGCTGCACCGACATTTCGCCGACGCTGTAGGACTGCGCGGTCCTGGCGGCCGTGAGGCGCGCCAGTGCGTCGTCTAAGTGCGTTTGCGCTTCTGCCTTGGTCATGCTCATGCGCGCAGCGTAGGGCGCGAGCGGCGGTCCTGTGCGGGATTTCTAAATCAAGCGCGCGCGATTTGTCACCGCGCGGTTAAATTCAGCGGCGCGGCGGGATCCACGGCCGGCCGCCGGGTCGCGGCACGTAGCCGCCCACCGGCGCGCGCATCGGCGCGGGCGCCGCGGTTGGCGCCGGCGCGCGCGGCGCGGCCGGCGTCGTCGTCGGGCGCGTTTTCGCCTGGTGTATCCAGGCGGCGGCGTGCGCCAGCACCTCACAGTCCAACAGGTGATTGTCGGCGCGCCCGCGCAATTTCCAGATCCGGCGCCCGGCGCTGGTGATCAGCAATTCCTCGGCGATCAGTTGTTCGAGATAGTGATCGTCGGCCTCCGCGTGCAGCGTCCACAGCGGCGCGGCATCCTCGGCGGCGCGCCGGATCGACGCATGGATCGCGGTTTTGAAATGGTCCGTATCCACGTGCCAGATCCGCAAGCCCGGAATGATCCGCCCACTTGGCAGCGTCTCGATCTTGGACAGGTAGGCCGGCGATTTCTGCGCCGCGTGGCCCTTGCTCGGCAACATGCGCCAGGCTGAGCGCCGGCACGCCTCGTACACCACGTGCGCCGGCCGCCGGTAGCGATCGGCGCCCGGGTTATAGCCGGAATCGCAGAGCGCGAGCTCGACGCGGCGCCGCGCGTTGCCGTCGGTCGTCAGATAGTCCGCATCGCGCACGCGCGACAGCGCGAGCCATACGTCATCGTATTCCGGATCGCCGAAGATGAAGCCATGATCGATCGCGTGCGAGCGCATCGCCTGCGCCGCCTGGTCGAAGCCAAACGCGCGCACGGCATACCACAACCCACTTTTTTGGACGTCTACGCCCATCGTCACAAGCGTTGCCCAGGTGGGGACCTGGCGCCGCGGCACGCGCGCGACGGTGCGGCGCACATCCTCGGTTTTCGGCGCGTCGCCGGCGGCGCGGTAGGTTTCGCCGAACGCGGTATTGAGCACCGCTTGCAGTTTTTCGGGATCCTTCGAGGCATAGGCCGCGGCCAATTTTTGCGCGAGCCGGCCGAACGATTGCCACGGCGAGCACAAGCCCGACACCCAGAACGATCGAATTTCGCCGCGCTCGAGCTGCGGCACGGGCTCATACACGCCATCTTGACCCGGCGCCAGGCGATGCGCGACGAAACGCCCGCCGGCGTTTAATGCCGGTTTGTCGGCGTCCTCATGCGCGCCGCCGCAGTGCGGACAGGCGACGCGCGCCGACTCCGCGAGCGCGGCGGCCGGTGCGTCCTTGTCGTAAGTCAGCAGCCGCGCCTCCGGCCGGAACAGGGCGCCGCAGTGCCGGCACGGCCAGCACCAGAATTCGCGCGAGCCCTGGTCAAAGAGCGCGACGATCGGGCTTGCGTTGTGGATCGTCGGCGTGGAGAAAATGCCGAGTTTGCCGCCCGGAAAGGTGGCAATGCGCGCGTCGACGAGCTCGACCGGATCGCCCTCGCCGCCCGTGCTCGATTCCATGCGATCGCGCTCGTCGAGCAGCACGAGCCCCGCCGGCCGGCTCGCGAGCTCGGTCGCCGAGCCCGCCCAGGCGCCGCCCAGGCGCACGCCCGCGACGTATTTTTCGGTGATCTTGTCCTCGTGCCCTTGCGCCATCTTTGAGGCAATGCCCGGCACCGTGCGCAGCATCGGATCCAGGCGCTCGCGGCAGAATCCGCGCACCTGGTTTTCCGTTGGGCCCACGTACAAACAAGGGACGCGCGGCCCGTCGTCGAAGCGGTGCCCGATGATGTTTAGGATCGTTTCGGTTTTCGCCATTTGCGAGCCCATCACGACCACCACCCACCGCGACGCCAGATCGGCGAATGCCTGGCAGATCGGCCGGGTATAGGGCACGCGATCCGAACGCCAGGCGCCCGGCTCGGCATTGCCGGCCGGCAGCACGCGCCGCGCGTCGGCCCACTCGTCGGCGGTGCGGATCGGCGGCGCGTCGATGATCTCGGCGGCCTCGCGCGCCAGCGCCGGGATCGCGGCGTGCACGCTCATCAGTCGCCCGCCTCCGCTTCCAGGTGGCGCCAGGTGCGGCCCGTGATCGCCTGGCGCGCCGTCGGATACGAGACGCCGAACAGGTGCGCGATACACTTGGTGCAGAGCCCATCCTCGGCCGCCATGCGGCGCATGGCGAGCACGTCGCGCTCGCTGAGTCTGGCGCGCCCGTGTCGCTCGCCCTGCACGCTCATGCGGCGGCCTTGCGGCGGCGGCGCGGCGCCGGCGCGGCCGGTGGCGCCTGGTCGCCGGCGGCCGGCGCGTCGGGATCGGCGGCATAGCCCCGGATCGCGGCGGCGATGCTCGAACGGATCGCGGCGGTTTCCACCAGGATCGCGGCCTGCGCCGCGGCCGGCGTCGCCCAGGTTGTGGCGAACGGCGCGACGCGCGGCCCGAGCGCGTCGAGCTGTGACGCGACGATCGCAGCCAGATCATGCACCACGCGCCGCACATCCTCGCGCGGCACCAGCTCGCCGCGCAGGCGCGCGATCTCGATCTCGACCTTCTCGCGTTGTGCGTTGTTGAGCTGCGATCGCGTCGTTTCCTCGCTGGCGGTCGTCGGCCGGTTGGCGCGCTCGATCATCCAGCGCACGCACGCGCGCAGATCAAACTCGTTGCGGCTGGTCTGCGGCATCCCCTGATCGCGGTATTTGTAGATCATCGTGCGCGACACGCCGAACAGCTCGCCCAGTTGCTCGGCCGTGACGCGCGCCGTATAGCCTCCATCGCCAGGCGCGAAGAGATCCGCCCCCATCACCGCCGGGCGCCCCGCGCCTGTCGATGGAAGCCCGTGATCGCGCGCAAAAATTTTGACGAAAATCGCGGTGCTTTGGACCCGCAGATCCAGCGCGCGGGAGGACCCGCGCAGGGTTTCGCAATGGACGCGTCAGGCATTGGCGGCGACGTCCTCGACGGCGACCTCGTCAGCTTCGATGCGCAGATCGGGCTCGAGCTCAGGCGTGCGCGGCGCCGCGTCGGCATACACGGCGAGATAACGCGCCTCGTGCACCAGCAGGCGCGCGGCGCGGCCTGGTAGGACGTGCGTCGGGACGTCCTCGCGCATCTCCTGGCCGGTCAGGTCGAGCGCGACGACGACGATCGGCGCGTCGGAATCATTCGTTATCGTGACACGTTGCAGCATGGGATCCTCGCGTAATGGTGCAGATGGAAATGCGCGCGGGAATGGGCGCCGCGCGCGGTTCGCCGTCGAAATAGACAAACATCGAGCCGCCCGTATTGCCCGCCTTGGCGCCGACACCTGGCAGCACAAACGCGATCCGCGGCGAGATAAGCACGATCTCGGTCGCGTGCTTGTACGTGAGCTGAGCGTGATAGACGTCCCCGCGGAATGCCGGAATGAGCCACACAGAGGCAAGCCCGCGCGCGTGCTCATATACCGCACGGTGCAGCCACGGGCGCACGTTCGAATAGGGCGGATTGCACCAGGCGCGACGGCCGGCCGCGGCCCAGTCCTGCGCGAGTGCGTTGTCCTCGCGCGTGAAGAATCGCGGTGCGCGCGCATTGTCAGGCGTCGCGGCCAAATCCAGATCGAACGGCCCCCAGCGGCGGACGGCCCAGGCGAACACGTGATCAGGCGTGCGCCATTCATCCCGCAAGCCCGCGGGCGTCGTCGATTTGTCCTGCTCGCGCATCACGGCCGCGGCTTTGAGTTGGGCACGGGATTGTCGAGCACCTCGAGCTGCTCGCGATCTTCGCGATCCCATTGCCGTTCGAGCAGGTAGAGCACCACGATCGCCGCCAGCGAACACGCCAGCAGCGCAAACCACAGCACCACCGCCAGCCAGGTGATCCACGTCATACCGTGCGCCCCTGGCGCGTGAAGCCGTCGATCGTGCGCGCGGTCATGTACCACACGCACGGCCCGAACAGCGCCGCCAGAATCGCGGGATCGGCGCCCGCCACGGCCACGCCGTTAGCGGTTGCCAGCTTGCCGATCAGCTCGGCGAGCAGCCCATACGCCCCACCGGCGGCGAATGACCAGCGCGCGATCCACGGGCGCGAGTCGCGCGCAAACGGCGACCCCTCGCGGATCTCGGTGCGGATGGTCTCCTGCGCCTCGGCGTGCCTGGCGGTTTCCGCGTTCAGCTCATCGGCCCGCGATTCGCGGTCCACCTTGCGCAGCTCGACCGTCACGGCGAGCAGCTCGCGCCGCTCGTCGGGCGTCATCGCGTCCACGGTCTTTTCGAGCGCCTGGCGTTTCGCGTCGGCGCCGAGTCCTTGGGTAGCCTCGGCGACGGTCGCGAGCTTGCCGGCCACCTCGCCGCCCCGGCCAGGCAACAGGCCAGCAATCGCGCGCAGCGCCGCAGGCGCCGCCCTGGCAATCAATCCGATCGTGAATGGATCCACGCTTCCCCCTAGCTTTTGAAAGATCGCCCGACCTCGCGCGCGACCCACGCCGCCGCGCTCCCCAGTGCCGCGATCACGGCCCAGCCGATCACCTGGCCCTTGATCTTGTCGAGCATGTCGCGGCGCCGCTGCGAGCGCTCGATCAGCTCGGAAATGAAACGGTGATGATCGGCGTGCGCGTCGGCATCGATCCGCGCCCTGGCGTCGAGCTCTTCGCGCAGGATCGCCCGCATGTGATCCAGATCGACCACGTCACGCCCCGCGCGCCGCGCGCAGCTCCACGCGCCGCAGCCAGCCAATAAACTTTTCGTTGATCGGGCGCGCCTCCATGCGCTCGACGAAGAGCGCGCCCTGCATCACGTTTTGCAGCGTCACCACGTAGTGCGTGCGCCTGGCGCGCTCGGCGGCGGCGATCGCGGCGAGCGATTGCGGCCCCATGCGCCCATCCACCACCAGATCCGCCCAGCGCCGCCCGCGGTCGTTGCACAGGTTCAAGGCGCGTTGAAGGATGCGCACGGCGCGGTAGGTGCCCAGCAGCACCGCCGCCTCGAGCAGCTCATCCGCAACGCCCTGCGCGGCCACATCATCGCCGCGCAGCTCGCGCCAGAAACGGTCGCGGTAGAAACCGACGATCAGCGGTTCGAGCTGGGCGTACTGCGCCGGCGTGAGCACCAGCGGCACGCCTGGCGCCTTCCAGGCGTCGATCAGCCGCCACCCGTCCCAGCTCGCCCAGTGCGCGCGCGCGATGCCGTCGCAGGTCTCGCCGCCCTCGTCGTCCGGGTCGACCACATAGCCGCCCTCGAATTGCCGCATCAGCGAGAACGACACCGCGAAATCAGCCACGGCGCACCCCCTCGACGTCCGCGCCACGCGGGAAGGTCGACCAGTCGGCCGGCTCGGCCGATCGGTCGTATTCAAGCGGCTGGTGATAGATCGTCGGCCCGTTGGGCTCCTGGTACTCGAGGAACCCCCACATCCTGCGGCGCGGGCCCACGGCGAACAGCGTCCACGTGCCAGGCGTCAGCGCGTGGATCCGGTGGAAGCCCTGGCCCACCCAGTTAAACCCGGGCGCGTCGTGCGCACGCAACGCGGTCACCGGACCGGCGTAGCCGTCCAGGTGCCGCAGCACCTGCTCGACGTAGCCGCCGGCCAGCACCAGCGACGCCGACCAGGCCCACGGATGATCGTGCAGGTGCCGTTCGCCGTCGGCGGTCAAAAATTCGTGCAGGTAGAGCTCGCAGCCGAAGGCGCGCGCGACCAGGTAGCGGCGCAGGTACGGCCGCCCGTCGATCGCAATCGTCCGGCACCGCAGGCGGCGCGCCCACCGGCGCAATAGGCCCCGGATCACGGCGCCACCCCGCATGACACACCATGACACACCTGATTTTGCAGGTGTGTCATGAAAAACCCTTTTAAATTCATTGTCATGACACACTGACACACATGACATACCTGGAGTGCGTGCGCGCGCGCGCGTATACGCGCGCCCCTAAATTCCGGTGCAGGTGTGTCATGTGCATGATCCTCCGAAGAAAATTAATGACACACCTGCAAATGATGGTATGTCATGGTGTGTCATCGCTTTGAATTTGTTGAAGTTTTTATGACACACTTTCAGGCCTCCGGAGCAGGTGTGTCATGCCGCACATAGAAAAACCGCGCCACGCGCCGCTCCTCGACGGTCGTCGCCTGGCGTTTCACGTAGCCGAGATCGCGCATGATTCGCCCCACGCGCATTGACATGCCGCGCTGATCCAGCCGGTTGACGTCGACCAACAGCGCCTTGGTCAGAATGTCCAGCGACGTGAAGCGGTCTCGCTCGTGTGGCGGGCACCCGTCGATGTACTGCGAGATCGCCGTCTCCCAGGGATCGGTCGTCGTGCGCAGCAGCTGCTCAGACTCGAACAGCGGCCAGAGCGGATCGTCACGCCCGACGAAACACGGCGTGCCGGCCGACCACATCCAAAACGCTTCCGCCCAGAGCTGGTCGCGGTCCTCCGCGAGCGCGCGGGCGTCGACCTTGCGGCAGTAGATCGGCCAATACCGGCGGTTGCCGGTACTGTCGCGCAGGTAGTCGGCGATCTGGTTCGTCGTGCCGGCGAACACGCATTGCCGCGCGAACTCGACGATCGCCGGCTCGTAACTCGGCCGGAATCGGTCCACGGGCGAGCTGAAAAACGCTTTCGCCTTGCTGGCGTCCACGCTCGTGAAGCCCTCGAGCTCGGCGAGCTCGTATATCCACACGCCCTGAATCGTCTGTAGCGCGTCCTTGTCGCCGAGCTGAAACGGTGTGTCGCGGTGCCAGTCGCCGCCCAGGATCGAAAGCGCGGTTGATTTGCCCAGGGATTGCAAGCCCTCAAGCACCAGCACGGAGTCGAACTTACAGCCGGGCTCCATCACCCGCTTAACCGCACCGATTAGGAACATGCGCCCGACGGCGTCGACGTAATCGCGCAGGCTCCCGCCGCGGCCCAGGCTCGCGCCCAGGTACGCGCCGAGCCACAGCGACACGCGCGGTTTTCCGTCCCACACCAGGCCGCGCAGATAATCCTGCACAGGGTGGAAGCCCTCGCCCTCGGCCGCGGCTACCACCGCGTCCTTTATGTCGAGCTTTGAGTATTCGCCAAGCCGCTTTTGCGCGAGCCAGGATCGCAGCAGGGTGCTATCCGTCGGCGTCCACTCGCGCGCGCTCGAGTGCCACGGCGTCGGCCTGGTCTTTACGATGCGCTGCGCAAAGCGATCCATGCGCATCAGGCCGCGGAATTCCTCCGCGCCCTGAAGGATCAACGACAGGTTGTAAAGGGATGGCTTGACGGCGCCGGCGTCACTCTTCGCGAGCCGCTGCGGCCACATTTCGGTCACGGCGGACTGCCAGCCTTCCGCCGCTGGATCCGCGCCGGTCATGCTTCCGCCCGGCGGCGCAGGCGCGCGAGATACCCTTGATCGAGCTCATCGGACCAGCCCGCCGGCCAGCCGTCGGGCGCGTGCGCCGTGAACCGCTGGCACCACAGGAATTCCGACGCGTCGCTACCCCAGTGACCGCCGTGCTGGTCATGGAACACCAGCACGGGCGCAGCCTCGCGCGCGACGTCCGCCACCAGGCGCGAGAATGTCGGCACATGGGCCCGCGCGCCTTCCGCGTTCAGCACCGCCGCGCCGAGCCCGCGCAGCAGCCACCAGCCGATCGATCCGAATCGCACCTGATCATCGGTCGCGATCAGCGGGTGCGGCGCGTCGAGGCGCGCGGCGAACTCGCGCGCGCGCTGCACGGCAAAGCGCGACGCGTAGCAGATGACGACCAGATCGGGGTGCGCGCCGCGGTCGCGGAGCGCGATCAGCTCCCGCCCGTAGGCCGGGATCATGTTGACCCTCGCGAAATCAGGCGCGGCGGCGCTTTCGGATCATGCTCGACCAGGAAGCCGGTCCCCTGCCCGCCCGTCACCTTGATAAAGTCAACCTCGACTTTCGCGGAGTTGATCAGCACCTGGCCGATCTCGGAGATCGCGCGGGCGCGCTCGATGTCCATCGGGTTATCGGGATCGGCGAGCCCTTCCATCGCCGCGATCAAATGGTTTCGGATGTCCACCATTTTGTTTTTCATGCGCCGCACCTCTCGCGAATGCGCCGCTTGAGCCGCCCATTCAGCTGGATCAGCTCTTTGAGCTCCGACGGGATCAGGCTGTGGATCGAGTTTCGCCGCATGCGCTCCTGATCGCTGACCAGCTCGAGGTTATCGAGGCGCAGATCGGCCCGGTTGCCATTGCGGAACACCAAGCCAAAACCCCGCGGCACAGGCCCGTGCGCGGCCTCCCAGATCAACGCGTGAACGAAGCGCCACCGCTGACGCTGCGTCAGCCCGCGCGCGTCTGAAATTTTCCGCACCAGGTAGCCGGCGGAATTCCAGACCTCAGTGCCGATCGGTTGGGTGTTATGCGGGACCAGGCCAGGCTTAAATTGCGTTTCAGCGGCGCGCCCGCCTGGCTGGTAGTGGCGGCCCTTGTTGTGGCTCACCTGGCCCGGCTTGAACCGATAAGGCAGCGATGCCGGCAGCAGCCGCCCCTTTGCCACTCGGCCGGATTGTGGCGACGCGTTGAACGCGTCGGACTTGCGCACGCCCAGCCGTTTTGCTCGCGCGTGCACCTGGCACACGTTGCGCTCGAGCTCGGCGGCGACGTCGGCGGCCCTGCGATCGGGGTAAAGCCGCCGCAGGATCTCATCCTCGGCGGCGGTCCACGGCCGGCGACTCATGCCGGCACCATCCAGCAGTCCGCGCCCAGGTAGGCCGGGTGATGCGGGAAATCGCGACGCAACGAAGCAATGATCATCGTCGCCGTGCGGTGATCGTATGCCCCAGCGGAACGCCACACGTGCGGCGCCTGGTTCGCAAAATAGCTGCGCTTGCAGATCCGGTAAGTCATCGCGCAGCCCCCAGGAACACGAGAACCAGGATCGCGGCCCATCCGGCCGCGCGGGCGCGTTTCTCAACGGTCGCGGCGTGCCAGCGCGCCAGCCAGGCCCGGCGGCGCACGGTTTCAAAGTCGAGCGGAATCATCGTCATTGGTTAGCCCCTGTGATTGGGAAAACACAGGCGCCCGAAGGCGCCCGAAAACAGGCACGGACAGCAAGAGATAGGAGGCGCGGCCGGTCCACAGGGACCCGGGAGAGGCAAAAGCCCCAACCATTCCGGCGGCGCCAGCCACCGGCCGCGCCGACTGGCGCCACACTGGAAAACTTGATTGATCGGAATGGTCATCGGGTCGCCCCTGTGAAGGACAGGCCCGAGTGTATGAACAGATTTGCACATGTGCAAATTTGTTCATTGGCAAAAAAGGAATTAGTCCCTATCTTGTCCCTATCCTCCACAGGGATCGGAACAATGAAAAACTCGATCGAAATCATCGACGCGATCGCGCGCGCCTATGGCGACTGCACCGACTACCGGGTAAGCAAGATCACAGGGATCCCGCCGCAAAAGATCAGCCGGATCCGCGCCGGGAAGTGCTCAATGTCGCGCGCGAACTGCAAAAAAGCCGCGCTGATACTGGGAGTCGAGCCGGGCGCGCTGATCGCGATTGCCCAAGCGGAGCGGGAAGAGGATCAAGAGATCGCCGCGTCCCTCCTGCGCATCGCCAATCAAGGATTGGCGGCGGCGGCGGTCGCTGCGACGGTAACTAACTGTTTATTATGTAAAGTCGTGACCGGGAATAAACGCCCGCCGCGCGCGCGCACTTTTCCCGTGAGTTTTCCCCCGCTTGCCGCCGCTATGCCGTCCGGGTTCGCGGCCGTTTGAGCCCGCGGAGCCCTGCCCGCGATTTCACATAATCTTTTCGAGGTTTTCACGATGCCCGCGATCGCAGACTTGATCCGTTACGCCCCCGTCCCCGCCGATCAGCTCGCCGTCGAGCTCGGCGTCAGTCGCCGCACGCTCGAGCGCTACGCCCGCGCCAACCAGGCGCCGCCGGCGGCGCGCGCGCTGCTCGAAATCCACGCCGGGCGCGTGCCCTGGCCCGGCGGCGAGCGCCTGCGCTACTGCCGCGGCGCGCTGTACTACCGGGACAACCCCGACGGCGTGCCGCTCACGGAAATTGCGGCCTACGCGTATCGGCTGCGCGAGCTCGATACCGTGTGGCGCGAGCTGCGCAAATTGCGCGCGGCCCCGGCGCAGTACCTGCTCGATTTGAGCTAGAGCAGCATTTGCACTGACCACCGCGCGCGGTAGGTCTGATCTAAGCCCGGATCGACGTTATCGGCGCCCTCCTGATAGAACAGATCAGGCGCATTGAACAGGCTTGTAGGCGCCGACGCGAACGGCGTGATCGGGCTCGACTGGTGCGTCGTCGTGCCGGGATTCAGCAGATATTGATCCCAGCGCATCGGCGTGATCGCGACCGCCTCACCCGGGAAGCGATCGCGCCGCTGCGCGTGACTTATAATCAAGATTCGATTTGCTGCAAGCCCTGTTAACGTCCAGTCCGGCTGAGGCCAGGCCAGCGGGTTTTCTGAATTCGGAATGAGGAAAGCGCCGCCGGATACCTCTGTAAAAGCGAATGCGGAAAGCGCCGCGTGCGTATGACCCGCGCTCACGTAGCGCATCACCACCGATCGATACGCGACAGCGCGCTCCGACGGCGACGCGCAAACGAAACAATTACTGCGATCGTAATTGATGGTCTCGACCCGCTGAACCAGGGTGTCCGGACTAGATGGCGTCGCGCGAAAATGAAAAATCCAAGTTTGCGACGTGCGATCGACCCGATCCTGGTACCCGCCCGGCGGATTGTTGCCCGGGCACGATTTAGTGACGGGCGCCACCGATTGATCGAGCACGTTTGACACAAACACGCGATCAAGGTACGGCAATGCGAAGCCCAACGGCCAGCCGACGGACTGGATCCGCCGGAACGGATCGAGGCGCACCGCCATCAGCGGATCGCGGCGCGGTACAGGTTCGCCGGTTGCGCGAAGGTCGTGACCGTTAGCACGTTTTTATCCGCGCGCAGCTCGCCCCGGTTGGGGTTCAAGGTCGTCACGGTGCGCGCGGCCGGCGACTGCGTGAAGTCCAGCAAGCCACCGTTGAGCGTTGCCGTGACCACGGCCGCGCCGCTCGCCGGCACGTTGTTCGGGTAGCAGATCCCGCCCTCGACGGTCAACGCCGTGATCGCGAATGCGCCGTCAATCGCGAGTTGTCCGCCGAGCACGGTGCAGCTCGCGAGCGTCGCCGCCGCGCGCAATTGATTGTTGCCGCCCGACTGTTGCCAGCTCGCAAGCGTCGCGCCTGGCCCGCTGTAGACGCGCGACAATTCCGACGTATCGGCGATCACCACGGCGCCGAAGGTCGACGTTTCCGTCGGCTCGTCGGCCGCGAGCCCGAGCCCGCCGGGCGCGAGCCGCACATTGACGCGCGCGCTCGCATTGTTGGCTTTGAGCCGCACCGCCGGCAGCCCCGGATCGATGCCGGCCGCGGCGGTGTTCGCGATCAGCGTCGTCGAGGCGCCGGCGGCGGCGTTGTCGAGCTTCAGCCGCGGCGAGCCCGACGGCGTGCCGGGCCCCGCGTGCTCGCCAATGCGCGCGGCCGTCCAGGCAATCCGCAGGTAGCGATCGCGGTACTCGTCGGCGCCGGCGTTCGCCGTCTCGCCGTTCGCGCTCGCGGCGACCGTTGCCAGCGGCAAGCCGATCCGCCCGGTGTAGGACTGCCAGATTTGCAGCTCGGCGAGCGCAACGGCGGCCTGGTTGAGCCCCCAGCACACGTTCACCGCATTGTCGCGGAAAATCACCGTGTCCGTTGACGCCGGGAGCGCGCCATCCGACCAGTTCGCGGCGTTGTCCCAATGGTGCGGGCCCGTCGCCGCCGTCGGCGTCGCGGTCGAGATCGTGCCGGTGCCGGTCGTGACGGCCACCGTCACCGTAAACGGCATGCCGGCGACGCCGGTCAGGGTGACCACCGCCGCGGCCGACGTTGCCGTGATCCCCTGGCGGTAGGGGTGCGTTGACGCGTTCCAAGCCGCGGCCAGTGCGGTTGCGGTCGCGGTATTGCTCGCCGCGCCGACCGAGCGCGCGATCGTGAGCCCGTTGACGCGGATCTCGTACAGCGTCGTCGCGTCGTGCGTGCCGACCGTGACGGTCGACACCTGCGCCACCGCGAGCGCGGTGCCCTTCCAGTATTTCGTTGCCATCGTCGCGGCCCCTTAATTGTCGAAAATCAGCGTCATTTTTTCGCCGTCGTTGTCGCCGAAGGTGATCACCTCGACCCGCTCGACGTCGACGTATTGCGCCGGATCGCTTGGGTTCTCGACCCGGACCACCGTCACCAGGCGCGCGATCTCACTCAGCACGCGGCCGGCGTTCAGGCCCTGCGTCACGCTCGCGGCGTCGAGCGTCGGATCGAGCAGTTGATCGGGCGACAGGTTCGAGCCTTGCGGGTTCGCGTCGGTCGCTTGCGTGCCGGCGCCGCCTTCGAGGCGCGACACGCGCGCGCGCAGCTCGTCGACGGAATCGGCGAGCGCGTTCAGGTAGCGCGCCCGGATCGGCTCGCCGCGCCGCAGGCGCAGCACGCGCGGTGCCGTCACCAGGTGAGCCCCAGATCCGAGAACCGCTCGGCGCGGTAGACGGTAAACCAGCGCACGCCCTCGCCCTCGACGCTGCCCTGGTTCGCGCGCTCGACGCGCCGTTGCGTGACCGGCAGCCCGTTGATCTTCATCACGTGCGGGACGCGCCAGGTTTCCGCCCGATACAGCGCCTCGAACGTGCAGATCACTTGCCCCGCTTCGCGCTCGGTCGAAAAAGCGGTGCACAGCCAGGTTTCGGGCGCGTCACCGGCCCAGCCGTCCGCGTTCACGGCGCCGATAAACCGCTTCGCAAGATCCTTGGGCAGCGCCGGCCGGGTGTGCCGAATGCGCACGATCAATTGCGGCCGGAACGCGTCAATTTCGACGGCCTCGGCGGTCACACTGTTTAGGACTACATACGTGTTCCGCATCGGCCGGCCGTCGATGTCGCGGCTGGTGCGCTCGGTAAACGTCGTCGCGCTGAAGTCCACCGACAGCACGGCGACGCCGCCGGCTTGCTGGATTGCGCCGGCCGCGGTGCCGGCGCTCGGCGTGCGGTAGGTGACGGCAATTTCGGCATTGTCAGGATCGAGGAAAGTGACCGATCGCTCGACCACCGTCGCCGCCGCGAGCAGCGGGTGCGGCTCGCCAATGCGCGGGATGCCGGACACCTGAAGGACGCGCGCCGCGCGGCTCGCCGCGTCGCCGTCGAGCCCTTCGACGTGATACACGCGCGTCAGCTCCACGCCGTCGGCGGTTTCCTGGACGCTCGCGCGCTCGAACAGATCCGCGATCACCATCATTGCGCCACCGCCGGCACGCCGCCGCGCACGGCGCGGATCAATTCGTCCTGCTTGCGCAGGCTCTCGGCGGTGTTCTTCGCCGTCTCGCGCGCCGCGGCATCGCCGCCGGTGCCACGCCCGCCGGCGCGCGTCGTCGGCGCCAGGTCGCCGCGCTCGATGTTGAGCAGCTCGCGCGCGCCGGCGAAGTTGCCGCGGGCGAGCTGGCCGACCAGCGCGGCGACGCCGCCGAGCGAGGTCCCGATCTGCAAAAACGCCCCGACAAACTCGCGAATGACCGGCCCGACCGTCGACACCAACATGCTTAGGCCGTTGGAAACGGCCGTGATCGCCGGCGCGAAATTGATCGCAAGGTTGCGCACCAGGCCCGAGAATGAATCGTTGAGCAGATCGATCGCGTCGTTGGCCGCCGCCGCCGCCGCCACCTGATCGGTGGAAAGGATGCGGTTCGATTTTTCGGCGGTCGCGATCATGTTGTCGAGGCCGGCGGCGCCGTCGTTAAAGGCCGGCAGCAGCTCGGCCGCCGCGCCGCCCATCAGTTTTGTGATGTTCAGCACCTTGGCGCCCTGGTCCTCGAGCGTCGACAGGCGATCGACGTAGGTGCGGATCTGCTCGTCGGGCGAGAGTTTCGCGAACTCCTGCACGTTGATCCCCAACAGCTTGAACTGCTCGGCAAGCTTCGCGTTACCCCCGGCCGCAAGCGCCGCATTCTTTTGCAGGCGCAGCGCGCCGCGGTTGAATGTCTCGATCGAGCTGCCCGCCATGCGCACGCCCTGCTCCATCGCGGACAGGAACTCCGCCGAGAGCTGCGAGCGTTGCGACAGATCGTTGATCGCGTCGGCCGCATCGAGCGAGCCCTTGACGATCGCGCCGAAGCCGACCGACCCCGCAAGCCCGGCCAAGGCCCCTTTGACCCCGCCGAGGATCGACGGCACCGATCCCATTTGCGCGCGGAATTGCGACACATCGGCCGACAGTTTCGCCACCAGGTTAACGATCGTCGCCATTGATCCTCACTCCTGCCGTCAGTGCGGCCAGCCGCAGCGCGGCGCGCATGTCCTGCGGTGTCTGCCGGGCCCGGCCGAAACGCACCGCGTAATCCTCGATCGGGCGCGCGTGTCGCGTCGCCCCCAGCACCTCGGCGATCGCTTTGACGATCTGCGCGGCGTGGATCGCGTCCCGCTCAGGCCCCCAGGGCTCGATCTCCCACAAGGCGCACAGCTCGGCGAACTCGCGCGCCGTGTTCGCGGCCTGCGCTTCCGCCACCGTGCGCGCCTGGCGCGCGGCGATCCGATGCCACATCCGCCGGCTCGGATCGGCCGCTAGTTTTTTTTGATCTGCTCGTAATCGTCGGCGCCTAGCGCGTTCAGCCGGCGCGCCGCGGCGAACACGCGATCGAGCGCGCGCGCGTCGAGCTCGCCGAGCCGCGCCGCGTCGGCGTCCTCGAAGAGTCGCGCGCCGCCCTCGTCGCACGCGCACAGCGCCACCAGGCGCGCGCGCAGGTTCGCGAAGGTCCCGAGCGGCGGCGCGGTCGCGAGCTCGAACGCGTCGCGCTCGGCGCCGCTCATCGTGCGCACGAACACCGCCCCGCCCCACTCCGGGACCTCGACGCGCTCGACGGGACGCGCGGCGCCGGCGGCCAGGATCAGATCGCGGCTCAGGATCACGGCGTCACCGTGATATCGCCGGCGACCTTGATCCGGCCGGTGCCGGTCAATTTGCCTTCAAGCTCCCCGCCGTACTCGAACGCGGTCAAAAAGCCGGAAAACTGCCACGTCGCCGCGCCGGTATCGGGAAACGTGATCGTCACGGATTCGGCGGCGCCGTTGATCGGCGGTTTCAGCGACGGCCGAAAGTGACACTCAATCTCGAGCTCGCCCATATCGGCCAGCGCGCCCGGCCGAAAGCTGCGCGCGGTCGTCGTGCCGAAATGCGACTGATCGATCGCCGGGCGCTCGATGCCGTTATGCCGCAGCGCGGTGATCTCGGCAAAAAAGCCGCTGGAGAATGTGATCGTCGTGCCGGTGCCGATTTCCGCGGGCATGGTGCGTGCTCCTTTAAATTTTCAGCGCGCGCGCCAGCAGGCGCCGCAGCTCGGTGACATAGACGGTGCGCAGCGCGGTGTCGGCGGCGCGTTCCAGGATCGGCCCCGCTTCCGGTTGCAAGCGGATCGCGGGTTCTTCAATGGGGAGATTCGGCGAGCTGGTCGCCGGCCGGCCGGCGGTGCGCCGCTGGCCCGGCTCGACGCGCACAAAGCGGCCTGTTTTGCCGCTCGGCATCGTGGCTTTAAACGTCTGCACCGCGAGCCGCCCCGCGCGCACCTGGCCCGCGCGTTTGCCGGCGAGCGCGGTATGCGCGCCGGGAATGTCGGAGAGCGGGATCTTGCGTTTCGTGCCGACCCACACGCGCGCCGTCAGGCGCTGCGGGCTCGCCTGGTAGCTTGAGATCCGCCGCTTCAAGAGCTTTTGCGGGAGGCGCTTCACGGTCGCGAGCTCGCGCCGCGTGCGCGTCGCGGCGTGCGCCGCCGCGCGATTCAGCGCGCGCGCCTCGGCGCGCGGCACGGCCTGCGCGTTGGCCCGCGCCAGGCGCGCGCGAAAGTCGCGCAGCTCCGCGTCGAAGGCGCGGGAGTCCAGGCGCAGATCGATCGCGCTCATGCGGCCCCGTAGCGGCGCGCAATCGCGGCGACCAGCTCGGCGGCGCCGGCGGCCTCGTCGAGCCCGTCGGCCGCATCGTCGAGCACGAACGGCACGCGCGCGAGCGCGCCGGCCTGGCCGACGGTCGCGCACACTTGCCAGGCGGCGCCGTCGAGGCGCTGCGCGTCGTCGATGACGATCTCGGCGATCATGCGGCGGTGTAGCCCTGGGCGTTGACGTAGACGGCGGCGGCGGTCGTGATACATGCGAAATTCAGCGCCGCGTTGGCGGTCGTTTTCAGTGGATCCGGGAATTCGATCGCGACGTTGGGCGCGTTTGCCGGCAGATTGCCGCGCCAGATCACGGTTGCACCGTCTTTCAGCACTACTTCCGTCGCGGTCGCGTTGGCGTTGCTCAGTTGCAGCCCGGTGATATAGCGCCGCAGCCCTGCGCCGGCCGCGGCGGCGAGCACCACATCGGTGGTATTGATGACGCCGCCGGCCGGCGACGCGAACGACCACTCCAATTCCGGGATCTGAAAAGGACGCGTCACCAGCACGCCCTGTAAGGTCGACACCAGATCGGCCTGGTCGCCAGTCGCGACCGTCGCATACGCGGCCGACAGCGCGCGCGCACCGATCCGCATCGGGTTGCCGGCCAGCACCGCGTCGTGCGCCGCCTGGCCGCCGGTGACGGTCACGGATCCGAGGGCGGCGGTGCCGGCCGGCAGAGCCGACGTCACGGCGACGCCGAGCGCCTGGCCGGCGACCGACTGGCCGCGGCCGGCCGTGATCTCGGCGGTCAATTCGGCGTAGTCCTGGCACGCCAGGAACTGGATCACCGCGTTGGTGCTGCTCGCCGGCGGCGTCGCACCGTTGATCCAGCGCAGCCGCAGCTTGTACACGCCATTCGGATCCGGGATCTGTTGGTGCCGGCGGTAGGAGTTCGCGCGCCCGGTCGTCGCGTCGAGCGACGCCGAATGGAACCACGCTTCATCCGCGAACGGTTCGAGCTCGTACAGGCCGCCGCTGGCGGTCGTGACCACCGTCGACGCCGCGGAGTCGAGCGGCGTCAGGCCGCCATTCTGCACGCGGTATTTCGCCTGCGTCGCGGTCGTGCCGTCGAACAGCCACGCGACGGCGTGCAAGTTGTTAGGCGAGAGCGTCACCGGATCGACGCTCACGGCCTCGATCAAAAACGTCTGATTGGCGATGCGCTGCGAGAGCGTCAGCGCGATCTGCACGCGGAACGGGATCGTGAACGTCTCGACGGACAGGATCGACGTCTCGGCGCTCGCGGTCGCGCCGGATCCGATCGTGAGCTGGCCGCCCGACTGCGAGATCGCGCCGCCGGTGCCGATCGCGCTCGTCCACTTGGTCGCGTCCAGGGACGCGCCGGTGAAACTGTCGCGGAATTTCTTCTGCATCGACTTTACGCGGAGCATATCGTCGCCGGCGTCATAGCCTGGCGTCGACTGCACGGCGATTTTCAGGCGATCGTTCACGGCGTCATACGCAAGCGTCGACTGCACCGCGATTTTCAGGCGATCGTTCACGGCGTCATACGCGGGCATCGACTCGACGGCCACCGGGTAATTGCCGGCGCCGGCGTCGTAGCCCTCGGCGGCGACCGGCAGCCGGCCGGATGCCGGCGTGACGCCCTCGATCGCATGTTTCGGCGTATGCACACCGCCGGCCTCGGTCGTCGCGACCGTGACGGTAGCGCCGGCCGCGTCCTTGATGTCGATATTGTTTGCCATCGCTCAAAAGATCCCGAGGAAAGATCCGGACTGATCCGGATTGGAGAAATCGAAACGCCCGACCACCAGCGGCGCCGGCGACGCCGCGAGCAGCACGCGCACCAGGCCCGGCGCCACCGGCCGCACACCCTCGATCGCGAAATTCTCGGCGCCGATCTGAATCGAGGCGCCATGCTGGCCCGCCGGCAGCACCGCCGCGGGTAAATACACCTCAGGCGCGCGCGGATCGTCGACCTGGCCGAAATACTCGCGCAGGATGCCGCGCGCAGGTTGCCCATCGATGGTCAGCCCGATCGATGCCTCGCCCCACAACAGGGAAGCGACGTCCGCCGCGATCGTCGCGCCGAGCTCGCCCGCCAGGGTGCGATCCGGCGTCACGCGTCAGCCGGTGGCGTGATCGCGCCTATCTTCGCCGGATCGAGCCCAAGGGAGCCCGGCAAGCGCGCAGCCTCGACGTTGGCGACGGTCGCGCCTGGCACCAACTTGCGCAGCCGATCCAGATCGGTGTCTGGCAGATGCAGCCAAGCATCGCAGCCAAGGTGCGCCGCCCATCGATCCGCGAGCTCCAGATCGCACAGCGACACCTGCGAAACGATGCCGGCCGCAATAAACCCTAGTCGCATGATCGCCTCACTCGAACCACGAAATTTCAACGTAGCCCGGCCCGCCGTTGCCGCCGGCGGCCGTTGCACCGCCACCGCCACCGCCGGCGCCGTAGCCGATCGCATTGCCCCCCGCTGCGAGCCCGGCGCCCGGCAAGCCACCGCGGCCGAACAAACCGCCGGCGCCCCCACCGCCGCCACCGGCGGTGCCGTTTGCGGCGCCGCCGTTCACGGAATTGGGGTTATTTAAATTTGTGTTCACGCCTGCGCCGCCGGCGCTAGACGGCCCGCCACCGGCACCGCCGCCCCCGGCATACACTGGAAAGCCGCCGTAATTCGCGGTGCTCCGCTGACCGTTGGCGCCTGCCCCGGTGCCCGTGGCGGCGCCCAGGCCCAAAGCGGCGTGCGCGCCGCCCGCGCCGCCGTTGGTCGCGGTGCCCGCTTGCCCCGAGAACTGTACCGAATTCGTCGCCGCCGGAATGATCACGCCCGACGGATAAATAATCGCATCGAGCGCGGCGCCGGTGATTGTCGTTGCCGTCGGTGTGCCGCCCGGCGCGCCCACTGCGCCGCCAAGCCCGGCGGCACCGATCGTTATCGCTAACTCAAGCCCCGCAACGACAGGAACAGGAAAGAGCTGAAGCGAAACACCGTGCCCGCCGCCACCGCCGCCGCCGCCCGGGTTCGCGGTGTGGCCGCCACCGCCGCCGGAACCCCCGCCGCAGCCCGAGACAAAAATTGTGTCAACGTTATGCGGCACCTGCCAAAAGCCGTTCGCGGTGAAGCGAACGGTGCGCAGCGACGCCCCGCCCGGCCAGAATTGCGCCATCGCTCGCGCTCCTTACTGCGGCGCGCCGAAGTTGATCCGCACTAGCGCGGTCGTGTCCGCGCTTGCGGCCGGCGCCCAGGCGATGCCGGCCGCGACGTTGGTATTCGTCGCGTCCAGGCGGTTGTTCACCGTGTCCCAATAGAGCTTCTGGCCCACCGTAAACGCGACGCCGGTTTCCTTGGCGAGCAGATACACGCCCTCCATTGCCACCGGGATCACCTGGCTGGCGCCGCTCGCCGCGGCCAGCGCGACGCCGATCGCGTTCGTGAATTCCAGCACTTCGCCGTTCGTGACCGCGCCGGTGGTCGTAAAGTCCATCGTGGCGCCGTCCTGCACATATGCTCGCGTCATCGTTCCCCCTTCAATTCAGCCGCCGAAGCGGCAAAGGCGCGCGCCAGGCGGCGCGCGCGGTGTTATGCGCCGTTGTTGCGGACCATCGTCCGGAAGTCGAGCGGGATCGCCGCGCAGTCGACGCGCACCTTGAACTCGACACCATCGACGGACCAGCCGTCGCGGCTTTCGAGATACGGCTCCTGTTGACCGTCGAGGAATCCGACCTCGATCACGTCGTAGAGCATCGGATCGGCGAACGCGTACCACTGCGTCGCGGACACGGAATCGAGGCGCGCGTCAGCGACCGTCTCGAAGGTGCCCCGGTGGATATTCGGGCTCGCCGAATTGGTCGCCGTGATCAGCGGGTTAAATTCCGCCGTCTGCAAGGTGCGCGCGGCGTCCTCAAGCGCGAGCGGGACCACCACGCGCGCCGGCCGGATGTTCAGTCCGTTGGTCTGGTTGCTGCCGTCACGCTGGCGGCCCATCAGGGTTTTCATCCCCGACAGCGACGCAACGCCAGGCGCGCCGAGCGCGGCGCCGGTGGTGATCAGGTTGTTGTGGCCCGCGACGAACAGCGCGAGTCCGTCCTGGTTCAACGTCGGGTTGGTCAGGAACGCGTTGTAAGCCACATCACCGACGGTGCGCGCGGCGGCCCTGCCCATTTTGCGCGGCACGGCGGCGAACGCGTCCAGGTCGTCGTTCACGATCGCCTGGCGCGACAAACGGAACAGGCGGCCGAAGCTCGTCAACTGGATCTTCTCGGCGCGGTCGCTGAAAGTGCCCATGCGGTATTCCGCACCGTCACGGACAATCGCCAGATCGTCAAACTCGGAAAGCCCGGTGCGCGACGCCTGGCGGAAGTCGGACAGCACGCCGGGACGCGCGATCATGCGCCAGGTTTCCGTCGGTTCCTCGTACCCCAGCAGCAGTGCTTTGCCGGCGATGTTTTCCAGCAGGTTGGCAAAGTCGGCCGCGACGTTGTTGAAGATCACGCCCGCGGAACGCTGCGACAGTGCGACGCCCGCGATCCGGTCGCGGTTCATGCCGCGAATATTGAGCCCGCGCCGAATGCAGTATTCGCGCGCGAGCTCCGCGAGCGACATGCCGCCGAGCTCGGCGTCGCGCGCTTCGCGGACCTTCGCCTTATCGGTTTCGAGCCCGGCGCGCACGCTGATCTGAAGCTCGGCGCCGCGCATGAACTTTTCGACGGCATCGTCGCCGCCCTGGAAACGCTGGCCGCCGGCGGCCGGCGACTGCGTGAAGGTCGAGCCCTGCGCGATCGGCGCGACGCCGGCGCCGACGGCGCGCAGCAGCTCATCTTTGGCCCAGTCGACGCCGCGGCCATCGGCCAGCGCGGCGGCGCGGATCGCCTGGAATTCGGGCGCCTGGAAGCGTTCGCCGATAAAGAGCGCCTCGATCGCGTTGCGGCGCTCGGTTTCGGCGCGGCGGCCTTCTTCGATGCCCTGACGGCGCGCGATTTCCTGCGCGCTCCCGAAGTCGGGCGCGCCCGCGCCCCCGGTGTTTTCTTCCACGGTTCCCCCTCGTTGCATGGTCGCCGCGGGTGCGGCGCGGTTAAGTCCCACCGACGGATCGGCCGGCACGGACACGATCGAAGCTTCCAAGAGCTCCCACCGCGTGGCCTCGATCAGTCGGCCGTCGTCTTTTTCGATCCACTCATGGATCCGGTAGCCGATCGACACGTTGCGCAGGAATCCGCCGGCCACATCGGCGCGGATCTCCTGTGCTTTCGCATTCGGCGCAAACGTAAAGTCCCCGCGCAGCACGCCGCCCTCGATCGCCAGGTTGTCGACGCGGCCGATCGGCTGGCGTTGATCATGCGCGAACAGCAGCGGCAGCCCGCCGACGGCGCGCGACAGATCGACGGCCTCGGCGGTGTGGATCAATCGCTCGTCCAGATCCGACCAGATCCGGATCGGCGTGTCGCTCGACAGTGCCGCGCGGAAGGTTTCCCCGCCCTTGTCATCGGCGCGGAATTCGATCGACATGGCGCGCTCGCGGCGCGCGGATAACTCGAGATTGATCGCGCTCATGCGGCGCCCCCTTCGATTAATTCGAGGCGCGGCGGATCGTCATCCTCGCCGGCCGGGTTGTCGTGCGCGTCCACGCGCATCGGATCGGCCTCGATCTGCGCGTCGACCTCGGCCGGATCGCCGCCGCGGCGCCGGATGATCTGGTGACGGCTGGCGATCCGGTTGCGCAGTAGCAGCTCGTCGGCCTTGCCCTCGCGCTCCGGATCGATCCACGGCGTCGCGGGCTCGATTGCCTGGAACTGGTACAGCGTCGCGAGATTGGCGCCGCGGGTGTCGAGCTGGCCCGCCGCAATCGCGAGATCGACGAAACGGCGGTAAACCTCGCGCAGCCAGCGCGCGACGAAATACCGCCGCAACACCTGGTAGGCGATCTGCGACTCGACCAGCTCCTGGCGCTGCGCGGAATAATTGCCGTCATACCGGCGCGCGACGCTGCTATACGCGGTGCCAGTCGCGCCGGCGACCCCGCGCACCTGCGCGCCGCGGAAGTTGTCATAGGCCGAATTCG